AGACTTATGACTTTGTCATCGGTAGTCGTGAAGATAAAGTTTCTCGACAGCCTGCGGCAGGCTCACTATTCCTATCACAGAACGGATCGACGTGGGCACCGGATCAATCTAAGGACTTGATGTTCGAACTAGATCGCGCAGAGTTTGATACTTCGGGTGCGCTAGTGCTTGATAATGCACCTCTACCAAAGGTTACTCTGGGTACTGATCCACTAGAAACCACTTCAGGTTCAGTATCTGTCAAGGTATATCATGAAGGTCATGGTTTCAGTCTGGGTGATAACGTTGCAATCTCAGGTGTTGCGAATACAATTGGTGGCGTCGCTGCGTCAGAGTTCAACGGAACGTTCGATATCAAGAGTGTGAACTGGGATGGGTATACAATCGAGGTCGTTACAGCTGCACCTATGTCAGGTATTGGTGGTGGTAATACAGTTGTTGCATCACAGCAAGTATACTATGATAGCTTTATGCCTCAGATACAAAGTGTCATCCCTAATAAGACAGCGGTTACTGCAAAACTATTTGACGCAAAGGCAAAGTCATATGGTGGTAACTCTTCAACCGACAGTCGTAAACTAGGTCAGTTCAGTTACAGTCTACCAAGTAGTCTAGCGAATGCACGTCAAGTATTCTTGAACGATCATAATACAAACACTCAACCAAGCATTGTCGCTTCTTCAGAGAATGCGAGTGGTGCAGAGACAATGAAGTTCAATCTTCAGATGACGACAAGTGACCCTAAAGTTTCTCCAGTCATCGATCTACAGCGAGTTTCTGTTCTTGCGTTAGAAAATGTTATTGACAACGTGGATGCTGCACAACATATCACAACTGCAGTGACTGTTAATGATTCTTCACAGGCAATCAAAATAGCCTTCTCTGGTAATCGACCACCAGGCTCAGACTTTGAGGTCTATGTTAAGGCCGCGGCAGATGAAGACGCATTGACTGCCACTGACGACAATGGAGATTTCATCACAAACTGGACGCAAGTCACAATAGACAAAGTTCAACCTAGTGATGAAAACCCAGCGACATTCCGTGATTATGAATACACGGCAGACGTTGATCAGTTCACTGCGTTCAAGGTCAAGATTGTAATGCACGCCAATAACTCATCTAAGTCTCCGACTATTAGAGATTTGCGTGCAATTGCATTGGTAGTATAATGAAATTTAAAAAGGTTGAAGGACACAGTAATTTAGTTAGAGATAGCAGAACAGGTGCTGTTTTAAATACAAATAAAACGGAGATAGAACGAGCGAGAAAGATTAAACAAGTAAATGAAGAGAGACAACAACATATTAGTTCGTTGACACATGAAGTTAAAGAATTAAAGAAAGATATGTCTCAAATAAAAGATTTACTTTTTCGTTTAGTAGAGGATAATCATGAGTAATGTACAAGTAGTCAATCTGGCTGATAATATTAATGCAGCGATACTAAAAATAAATCAAAACTTTGCTGGTGTTGATGCTGGTGATATCGGTGGTGGACTAGATTCTGCAGAAGTTAGGGCTCTCATTACTGGTTCCGATTTGGACATGGGTGGTAATAAGGTTCTCTTTGGTAATGTTTACTCTACTATTGCTGATTTACCAGATGCAGGAACATATCATGGTATGTTTGCACATGTACATAACACGGGTAAAGGTTACTTCGCACATGCTGGTCAGTGGGTAGAATTGGGAGGTGTAGACTCTTCTCAAATTAGTAATATCGTAAATAATATTCTTGACTCTGACTACTTTATTACAGTCATTAATCAAGACTATCTAAATCAGTTCACAATCAATACCGACGTAAGTTACTTAGATTCGGACATTTCTGCTAATGCATCTGCGATCTTCCAGTTAACTTCTCGTATTGACGCGACTGACTCTGGCGTCCTAGTATTATCGCAAGCATTAACTCAAACGCAGGCTGACCTAGATGGATTAGTACTTGATGGGTTTGATTCGGATGCTCTTGTTTCTGCAGTAACATCTGCAAACTCTCAAGTTATTTCTAGAATCGAAGCAACAGAAAGTGATTTGACTATATTTTCAGGGGTTCTTGATTCAGTCGAGGCACAATTAATTATTATCGATAGTGACCTTGGTGTTCGCATCGACGCAGAAGCAAACGCAAGAAGTCAATTGTCTTCGACGGTAACTGCGCAGGGTGGTACAATAACAACCCTAAGTCAGGAAGTTACTGCATTAGACAATGCTGTGTTCATTCGAGATAGTGATGGTAACATAACATCAACCGCATTAGCATCTGCTGAAAATGCATTGACAAACCAAATCACTCAGGTTGACGGTCGTATCACTACTGTTGAGGCGGGACTAACTACTGACCTACAAGCATATGCAGACGGTGTCGGTGCATCGGTGACTAATACGTTAGAGGCTTACGTTGATGCCGCAACCGGAAACACGACTGCGTCATGGAACTTAGACCTAACTGCTGGAGATACAAACAACCCATACGTTGCTGGCATAAAGTTTGGTAACGATGGTGCCTCGGCAGACTTTGTTCTTTCTGCAGACACTTTCCAGTTAGTCACACCAACCGATTCAGATGGTACGGGAGGCATTAGTCCGTTTACAGTTACCGCGAATGGTGTTGAACTTTCAAACGCGACAGTTACTGGCGCGATAGATGTCACTACAACAGATTCAGATGGGTCTATGAATATTACAGGTAATCTCATTACCATAAGTGATGGCGCTGGAAATGTAAGAGTAAAGTTAGGTAAAATCTAATGAGTTACGGTCTATATATTTCAGACGGTGTTAATGGCGGAGTTATTACTAATTCGAATACTGTTCTCAACGAAGAGTTTTCATATTCTCTTACTGCAACATTAGCCCCTAGTGCAAGTACTAGTGTACAGTTTTCAGGTGCAGGCAATTCCGCATTGATAGGAGTCACCTTTAGTAATGCATCTCCAGAACAGAATGATTTATCTATTTCTAGAAATTCGTCAACTGATACATTGACTATTACTAACAGTGGGGCAAGCGCTGTAACTTTTACTGCAGATTTTTTTAGGTTTGGATAATGGCAGATTACGGATTAACAGTTTATAACAACAACGGCGGACTAATGTTTGATACTCGCCGTGATATGAATAGTTACGTTGTTACCGAAGTGGGTACAGGCACCGCACCTAGTGATTTCAGTTTAGCTGATGGAGATTTCTTGTTCGTTGCTATTCCTTCTGGACAAGCGAATACGATGTCTCAATATGTAATATTTCTTGGACTGAATACCGGCACCTTGTCTGTAGAGTTTAGAGGATATCCTATCGACACTGACGGAGCTGTTGTTAGTCTCACATTAGATTATTTCGTAGTAAAACATGCGAAGAATGTTACTTCTACAAATACACACGGTTTAGTTGTGTATAATGAAGATCAAACAGTACAGTTTGATAGTCGATCTGTAAAGACAGGAAACCATTTTACTATTACATCATATACTCAACCAAAATCAATAATTGGCTGGACTCCTACTACTGGAGGAGTTGACTTAGGAGACCCTTCAGATTATTGGGAAATAGGAACTTGGACAAGCGGTTCATTTAGTTTTGAGGGTAAATACGTTAGAGGAATAAGACTTACTGCAGATCCTTTGTACTATAATTATAATAAGGTGACCAGTTCAAGTGGTGGCGGAGGCTTTGGCGAAGGCTTTGGTGGAGGATACGGAGGTGGATCCACAACAACCACCGAAACATATTATAGAGACAATCCTAGCATGATATTGTCTGCCGAATTAGTTTAAAGAGGAAAAAATGATTTACTATATCGCGACTATTGAAGATAGTCAAATAAAAACATTAAAATTATCAAGTGGTGATAATGAGCCTGAAGGTGTACGTGAAGATGGCAATACTATTGTACACATTGATTTTCCAATAGAAGACCGCTTTGAATTCATCAATACTCATTTTTGGGAAGGTGAATGGAAACAGCGTGAGCCTTCTCCAAACAGACATGCTGAATGGATGGACGGAGAGTGGGTTTGGAATCACGAAGACCTAATGAACGATGTTAGGCTTGTAAGAAATAAATTGCTGTTTGATTGCGATTGGACTCAGTTGCCAGATGTCGATCTAACAGAAGAACAAAAGGATTCTTGGACAACATATCGCCAATCCCTGAGAGATCTTTCATTCGTATCTTCTAACATTACTTGTCTAGATGATGTGTCTTGGCCAGTGTCTCCATAGTATAAATATTTTTTTAAATAAAATTCAAAAATGTGTGGTTACTTCGGTTTCCGCACATTTTTTTTATTATAAATAAAGTACGTTATAACCTTTAATTTTAACCCTAACAAGAGAGCGATTATTGTGTCAGCATCGAGCATACCACTAAAAATTAAAAATTCGAATGGTGACCTACAGGAATTCACTCCGGCGCAGGAAAACTATCTTGCGTACGCAGTGGGTCAAGTACTAGCAGAGGCCTCTGCTGGTGATGTCGGCGATATCAGTCTAACAGACGGTAACTCTATCGGTTCATTTACGGACGCGTACTATAATGAGCCAGCAGGAACTCACCCTCTGTCCAATCTCACAACTACCACAACTACTACTACGTTGAAGCAAGTTGCTGGTCCAGCTGATGAATCTGGTGCTGATTTTACCCGTCCTGTTGGTTACTATGAAAACGGACCAAATCCAGGCTTCTACGAAATGGTAGATGCAGATTTGGATAATCTTGCGGGTCGTGTTATAGGCAACATGGCTCAGAACAATTATACTGGTACATTTAAGCTGGCGAAAACATCGCCAGGCGCAGACTACTCTGTCTTCATTGAAAACGCATTCTCTGATACTCACGGTGATGGCACCGTCGAGAACTATAGCATTTATCAGCGCGTTACGATGCCTGCAGTTGATGCGCATCGCCCAGTTACTATTTGTTATGATGATGATGCGTCAGTAGCAGTCAACCTTTCGGACGTTTCTTCACTTAATCTATATCAAGGTCAGGACACTGTAATTACTGCGGCTCCTACTGATTCTAACGGTGACGCAATTACTTGGTCGTTCGAAGAAGTTAAAAGTTCGCTCTTCTTTGCAGCAGATGATTATATGAACGTATATGATCCAAACACTCTGCAACTGTTACATTCCCTTGGTCCTTTCCAGTCTAATTTGGGAACTCAGATCGGTTCTATGGCAGTTGGAGGAGGAAAATATGCAGTTGGTGATGGAATACAAACGAACTCTCAGATTTTAGTTTATGATATAAACGATCTAACTGCAACACCAACTACGATTACAGATAGCAGCGATAATGGTTTCGGTAAATCAATTGCTCTGTCAGATGATAAACTGTATGTTGGAATGTGGAAGAGCAATAATCGTGCTGGCGGTGTACTTGTATATGATCTTAATGATTTAAGTGCCTCTCCTACAGAGATTACTTCTCCATATCCATTTCCGAATTATGGCCGATTCGGCGATAACAATCTCGAAGTTGTAGGCAACAAAGTCTTCATTAGTCAAGTGCGAGGACAAAATGGTGAAGGTGTGATTTATGTTTATGATAATAGCGATTTGTCTGCAACACCTATCGAAGTACGCGCTCCTGGCTCAGATTCATTCAATGGTGATGGTTTCGGTTGGGAAGGAAGGTTCGCTGTATCTGATACGCATTTAATTGTTGGTCAGATTTATGGCGGCAGTATGGCACAACGTAGCACCCCGACACATTCAGGTCTTGTACATATCTATGATATCAGCGACCTTTCTGCAGCACCGAAAACAATTCAACCATTCGATGCAACAGCAAACGGTTACTTCGGATACACGGTAGAAATTTCAAACGATTACATTGTTGTAGGAGCGAAGAATAACAATACTTCCATCGAAAGTTTTTACACGTATAACATGAGTGACATTTCTGGTGCGCCGCACTACGATCAAACATACAAACCAACAGTCACTAAAATAGAATCACCAGAAACTGCTGGCCAGCGTTTCGGTAAATCTATCAGAATAATTGAAAACCAGATTTTCGTTTCCGTTGAACTGGGTGACACTAATGGAACAAACACTGGTTCAGTTTATGTCTATGATGCAACAGATTTAACTGCAACACCACAAGAGATCGTCGGAAGTCGCGATTATGCTAATTTCGGAAACTCTATGGTGGCATACAAAGCACCATCTGCAGCATCCAACGGTGTCACTGTAACACAATCTGATAACGTGTTCACTGTGACTCCTGGCTCATCTGCAGCATCTTTCAAATTAAGATTTACTGGTGATGAAACAAAGGACGTTGATTTCACAGTATCCGCTGCACAGAAGTTTGACGGTTTCAAAGAGATGACCGACGCACAGATCAAGTATTCACTTGGTCAACGAGTCAAGTCTCTACGTGCAACTGCAGGTGCGATCGGTTCTTACCAATTACGATCTTCTGCACAAGGCGCACCTATCATGCCAGGCACTTGGTTGTCTGCAGGTACTGCGACTAACACACGTCGCTCGCTAGTTGATGTAGGGTATACACGTACTCGTAACTCATCGTATGTTCGTTCTCGTGTTTCCGCATATACTCGTGATCGTATTTCAACATTTACACGCAATAGTATAGCCTCATTTGCTCGTACATTTACGGGTGATTATACGGGCGAATACTCACGTGGATTTACGGGTAATTATTCACGTGACTTTGTTGGTAACTATTCACGTACTCGTACTTCTACGTTTGATGGAACATATACACGCGGTCGCCTATCAACATTTGCAGCAGACTACGTACGTAGCCGCGTATCAACATATGACGGAACTTTCTCACGTAACCGCCTCTCAACATACTCTCGTGAGTCAACTCGTTCACGTAACTCGGCATACACTCAAGTGTTTTCACGTACACGTGCTAGTGCATTTATTGCGGACTACACTCGCGCACGTACATCCACATATGACGGAACATTCGCTCGCGACCGTATTTCTTCATACATAGACACTTATACACGCACACGTCCATCAACTTTTGCGGGTAATTTTACAACAACTCGTACATCTACATACGATGGTACTTTCTCTCGCGTACGTAATTCTTCATATACTGGAACGTATTCTCGTGATCGTGTTTCCTCTTATGCAGGAACTTACACACGTGAAAGAGCTTCTACATACACTGGAGAATACACTCGCGCACGTACGTCAACATTTGATGGTACTTTCTCACAATTACGTACCTCTTCGTTTAGTGACACATACGCACGTACGCGTACGTCATCATATGACGGTACCTATGCAAGAACACGTACTTCTACGTATGACGGCACTTATGCTCGCACACGTGTTTCTTCATACGTAGACACTTATACACGCACACGTAATTCAACGTTCTCTGCGTCATACACTCGTGAGCGTCCATCATCGTATTCTGGTGAATTCACACGTAACCGTACGTCAACATTTGATGGGACTTTCTCACGTACTCGTAACTCATCATACTCAGGTACTTTTACGCGCACTCGTGTATCGTCTTACATAGACACATACTCACGTGCTCGTATCTCATCATATTCTGGTACCTTTGCACGTAATCGTATCTCATCATATAGCGATACTTACGCACGTACACGTAACTCTATATACACTGGACAATATACTCGTACACGTACATCGACGTTTGACGGCACTTTCTCCCGTGTACGTAACTCTGCATATGCTGCAGACTACACGCGCACACGTACTTCAGCGTACGGTGCAACATACTCAAGAGTCCGTGCGTCTGCGTATACGCGCACACGTCTAACTGCATTTACTAACAGTTATTCAGGTACTTTCAGCCGCGCACGTGTTTCAGTATACACTCGTGATCGTGTAACAAACTTTGCTGGTATCTTTGCACGTACTCGTACATCGGCATATACACGTGGCCGTGTTTCTACTTACTCAGGAACATTTGCACGTGCACGTACTTCGGTATACTCAGCGGCCTACTCACGTACTCGTGTATCATCTTATACAGGTACTTACGCAGGAACTTTCTCACGTACTCGTATCTCCGCATATTCCGATACATACTCCCGTTCACGTAACTCCGTGTACACTCGCACATCTGCAAGAACACGTAACTCATCTTACTCTGCAGACTATACTCGTACACGCGTAACAGACTACACACGTAATCGTGTCACCAACTTTGCTGGTGTCTTCTCACGTGCACGTGTTTCAACATATGCTCGCACACGTACTTCTGTATACTCTGCGGCCTATGCACGTGATCGCGTTTCTTCGTATGTTCGTGCGCAAAATCTTGCACAATTTACTGGTAACTTTGCAGGAAACTACAGTCGTAACTTTGCAGGAAACTATTCACGTAACTTTGTAGGAAATTACTCTCGTGGTTTCGCTGGTAACTATGTTGGCAACTATGCTCGAGTTTCTACTCGTGTATCTGCACGTACCCGTTACTCAGCTTATGCACGTACGTCAACACGTACTCGTGCATCTGCATACACACGTGATCGTGTCACTAACTTTGCTGGTAATTTTGTCGGTAACTATTCTCGTAACTTTATAGGAGATTACGTAGGAAACTATAGCCGCACATTCGTAGGCGACTACACAGGTAATTACACTGGCAACTATGCAAGAACATTTACTGGAAACTTTGCTGGTAACTATGCACGTGCTTTTGCTGGTAACTACGCAGGTAACTATACAGGAAACTACACAACAACATTTACTGGTAACTTCGTAGGAAACTATGCTCGCAACTTTGTAGGTGACTACGTTGGAAATTTTGTCGGTAACTACGCACGTGCCTTTGCTGGTAACTTCGCTGGAAACTACGTAGGCGAATATACTCGTGCGAGACCATCGAGTTTCGTAGGTAATTATGCCCGAGGGTTTGTTGGTAATTACGTTGGAAACTTTGTCGGTAACTATGCACGTGCCTTCGCAGGCAACTTTGCTGGTAATTATACTGGTAACTATGCAACAACATTTACCGGAAACTTTGTCGGTAACTATGCTCGTGGATTCGCAGGTAACTTTGCTGGTAACTACGTAGGTGAATACGCTAGAACATCGACGCGTACATCAACTCGTGTACTACCATATACGCGTTCACTGAGCTTCACTGGTGACTTCGTAGGAAACTATGCACGTAATTATTCTGCTAACTATACTCGTACACCAGCATACACTCGTACACTATATTACGCAGGTGACTTCGTAGGAAACTATGCACGTACACGTACTGGTTCATATGAAGGCAACTACGCTCGTACACGTGTTACAAACTTTGCTGGTAACTTTACTGGTAACTATACTCGCGGTGTAACATATACTGGTAACTACAACCGTAACGTAACATATACTGGTAATTACGCCCGTAGTGTTGCATATACGCGTACTAGAACAGTAACATCAACTCAGGCAGCAACATTTACACGTACATCTACACGTACATCAACCACTTCTGGTACTACAGTAAATGATGCATATGTAGCGAACTACTTTGTTGTAACAACTGGTTGGGTTCGTGATAGTGAGGGTGGAGTAACAATAAACCAAGTTTACATAGATGGCATGGTTGTAGCTCAAGCTACCGGAGCATCTGTTACTCAAATCACTGCCGGTGGTGTAACATATTATCGTGGATCACATAGACAAAACTTCGGTGCATTTGTATCTCGATACGGTGTAACCTACCAAGCAGGTGGTGGTAGTTTTGCAGGCAACTTCGTAGGAAACTACACAGGAACACAAAGCTTCAGTACAAACTATACAGGTAACTATGCTCGTAACGTTGCATATACTCGTAACCGTGTGGCTGCAGTCGCTTATACAAGAAATAGAGCAGCGACTTTAACCTATACACGTGATCGTGTTACTAACTTTGCAGGCGACTTCGTAGGAAACTATGCACGTAATCGTGCATTCTCTTATGAGGGTAATTATGCACGTACTTCAACGCGCACGTCTACAAACACAGGTTACTATACTCGTACGTTAAGCTATACTGGTAATTATGCACGAGCGTTTACACGTAATCGTACTCAGGTTTCAACTCGTACTGATACTTACACACGAACTGGTTCTTATGTCGGTGATTTTGTAGGTAATTATGCTCGTACTTCTACACGTACATCAACGCGTACTCGTTACTCAGCTTATGCAAGAACTCGCGTAACCAACTTTGTTGGTGACTTCTCACGTGTTTCTACACGTACGTCAACACGTACTCGTTACTCAGCATACGCTCGTACACGTGCAACAGATTATACTCGTACACGTAACAGCGCATACTCAAGAACTAGCGCAGTAACATATACAGGTAATTACGCTCGTACTTCTACACGTACGTCAACACGTACTCGTTACTCAGCATATGCAAGAACTCGTGCGACAAACTATACACGTACACGAAACTCGGCTTATGCTCGTACACGTATCACAGACTACGTAGGTAACTTCACACGTGTCTCGACTCGTACGTCAACTCGTACCCGTTACAGTGCATACTCAAGAACACGTATCACAGACTACGTAGGTGACTTTACACGCGTTTCAACACGAAACTCGACTCGTAACCGTGGTTCTGCTTACGCACGTACATCGACTCGTACACGTGGCTCAGCATACACTCGTGACCGCGTAACCAACTTCGCAGGTAACTTCGTCGGAAACTACAGCCGTAACTTCGCTGGAGATTTCGTTGGAAACTACTCTCGTGCATTCGTTGGTGAGTACACTGGTAACTATACTGGTGAGTACACTCGTACTTCAACACGCACACGTTACTCTGCGTACGCACGTACACGTCTATCGACATTCGTAGGACAGTATGCGAACAGCTATACACGTCATCGCATCACGTCTTACTCACGCGTAGCTACTGCATACCCACACACAAGTGCTTACAACGATTTGTCTAACAAGTTGTGGGATGCCGGATTTATGAATAACTGGTCTGCGCCTAATACAGGTTCAGCTACAGGATATCCGACAGCAAGTCATGGTTTCCACCAGAATGGTGACGGCAACTCCATCATTTCTATCCCAGACACACCAAGAGGTGCTGGTGACGTTTGGGATATTTCTAATCAAGATGCCGAATCAAACGCGGACGGTGGTTGGAATAGTTCGTGGATGTCAGTAGATACAACTAAGACATATCGCTACTCAGTTTGGGTACGACGTAATACTATCGGTAATGGCCATACATATCTTGGTTCACGCGCATATAATTCAGGTGGTACTAATGTTGGTATGATTCCTGTTCATGGTCCAAATAACCACGGTACAGCAAATACAAATACTTATTTTGTATCTAGTTTATGGAATTCGTTGACAGGAACAACAGCAAACACTGCTGGTGAGTGGTTCTTGTTAGTTGGTCACGTACATCCAGCAGATTATACTGGTGGTGTAGATACAACTTCAGGTATCTATAACGAATCTGGAGAAAAAGTTGCTAACGTTAACTATGATATGAAGTGGGTGTCAGGCACTGCTTGGCAGCTACATCGTGCATACTTGTACTACTCAACAGACACTAGCACTAACCAACAGTTCTGGGAACCACGTGTTGATGATATGTCTCACGGTAGTGCGCCAAGCATTGACTTGCTACGTCACGGAACTCCATCATACTCACGCGTATTCACTGGTAACTACACTGGCAACTACTCACGCGGATTTGTTGGAAACTACTCGCGTAACTTCTCTGGTCAGTACAGCCGTAACTTTGCTGGTGACTTTGCAGGTAACTACGTAGGTAACTTCGCTGGAAACTATGTGGGCAACTACTCACGCGGTTTCGCAGGCGAATACACTGGTAATTACTCACGCAACTTCGCAGGTGAATATGTAGGCAACTATTCACGTGGATTCGCGGGAGAATATACAGGCGAATTCTCTGGCACTTACTCACGTAACTTCGCCGGTGATTATGTCGGTAATTACTCACGCAACTTTGCTGGTGAATACACCGGAACATACACTAACACATTCACTGGCAACTATTCACGTGACTTCGTCGGTAATTATGCTCGTGACTTTGCTGGTAACTTCGTAGGCGACTATGCAAGAACATTTACTGGTGAGTACACTGGTACATATACACGCGACTTCGTCGGTAACTTTGCGGGTAACTACTCACGTGGATTCGCCGGTGAATATGCAGGAAATTACAGTCGCGACTTTGGTGGCAACTATGTAGGTAACTACAGCCGCGGATTTGCTGGTGAGTACACTGGAACGTTTACTGGTCCAAATCTACCTTTCCAAATGTCTAGATATGGATCATCTGGTGATCCAACACGTTTGATCGTAGGATCAACTACTCAAGCAGACACTATTGCAAGTGGGTTTACCAACCTTATTGTCAATCAAAATGAAAGATTGGGTAGAATCGAGTTTGTAGGAACAAATGGTAATGTTGCTGTAATTGAAGTTCAAGGAATGAGTGAGATATCTTCTATTCAAAGTAAGGTGGCTGAAGGCGTACCTTACATTGACATTGGAGTATCTGGAACTGTTTCAAATTCAACTCTTGCAGCTGCACCAACAACACCTACTGATATTACTGAAGTCAGATTCCTATACAATCATACTGGAAACGATCAATATATCGGATCTGTTTACTCAACAAGCACAGGCTTCGTAGGCAACTACACTGGTGCATATTCACGCGGTTTCGCTGGTGATTATGTTGGTAATTACTCTCGTGAATTTGCAGGTGAGTATACTGGTGCTTTCACTCGTGCGTTCTCTGGTCAGTATGTCGGTAACTATAGCCGTGATTTCGTTGGCGAATACACAGGTAACTTCTCTCGTGACTTCGCTGGTGAGTACACTGGAACGTTTACTGGTCCAACAGAAAAGGTCTATCAGTCTGAGATTGGTATACGTGATGCAGGAACTTTGATCTCGTTTGGTGTTGGTAATGATGCACTAGCAGTTAAACAAGATTTTCAGGATCAAGTTACTGCGTCCGGTGTTAATAAAATAGAAATTTACTCTGGCACTAGGTTGGTGTATAGTGTAGAAACTACTAATGGCGAAGACCTATCTTGGTCTAATTACAATGTCCAAAGCAATCTAAACACCGGATACGGTATGAGTGTCACTAATGGTCATACCACCAAATTAGGATTATTGAGCTCAAGTTATGCTGTAAGGTCTGTTTATGGTGTTACGAATGATACTAATCACTTCTCATTTGATATGATTAAAGCATATGGTACTAGTGGATTGATTTCGACCGTTAACTACACTAGCAACCTAACAACAAACTTGGTAGATATACCTAACGGAACAGCAGGTTTCGTAGGTAACTACACTGGTGCATACACTCGTAACATTACAGACTCGTTTGTAGGTAACTACAGCCGTAACTTTGTCGGTGAATATGCAGGTAACTATGCACGTGGGTTTACTGGTGAATATACTGGTACATTCTCGCGTGACTTTGGTGGCGAATACACCGGAACATATTCCCGTGACTTTGTTGGTGAATACGTAGGAAACTACTCTCGCGACTTTGCTGGTGAGTACACTGGAACATTTACTGGTCCACTAGGAAGATCTTATGTAGAATTCGATTCTTCTAATCAGGATGGTGTTACTGTTCCTTCCGCTCACATAGGATCGGATGATTATACTATTGAAGCTTGGGTATATCCAACGACTTCTGGTGGCACTCGAATGATTGCTCGTAAAGATACTGGTGGTGTAGGTCATGGTAGTTGGGAGATATCTTTAGTTAATGGCAACAAGGTACGATATGAAGTTAAAGTTTATGGATCATCTTCAAGTACTACTGGTGTTCGTCAGCTTGATTCCAACACTACTTTGCCGGTTAACCAGTGGTCGCATATTGCTATCGTAGGTAATGCGGTCGGTGGTTATTCTCCTACACAATATCAAGGTGGGCAAAATAGAATAAACAGAATGTGGATTAATGGTCAATGGCAAGGCGATTCAATGTCTGATGCATCTAGGCCGCCTGGAAGCACTAAATTCCATATTATGAATTTGAGTTCTAGCTCGGGCACAATTCAACTTGGTTATCAAAATGTTAGTGGTAATACATCCCTGCATTTTGATGGTAAGATCTCAAACTTTAGAATTGTCAAGAATGCGGTTGCGTATCCTACAACAGAACATTCTTTCTACAATTCAGTATCAGATCCTGCTTCTGATTCGACATTTACTCCAAACATTAACTTGTCAACCTCAGTTTCTGGTTTCCAGATGTTAGCACTTGCTGCGGGTAATGAGAATATTATCTCGAACCCTAATAACCTATCACTAATTTCAGAGGTGGGTTTCGTAGGCAACTACACTGGTGCATACACTCGTAACATTACAGACGCATATACTGGCGCATACACTCGAAACTTTACTGGTGACTACACTGGAGCATACTCTCGTGGATTCTCAGGACAGTACACCGGAACATTCTCGCGTGGATTTACTGGCGACTTCGTCAATAACTTCTCTCGTGACTTTGTTGGTCAGTATACAGGTAACTATTCACGCGGATTCGCTGGTGAATATACTGGAACGTTTACTGGACCAGTATTCCCAATTGTTGAATTGGTCAATCAAGGTGTTTTTGCAAATAACCCATCTAATAGTGGTCAGTTCCCAGCTGGGTGGCAAAATTTGAACTACCCAAATACTGAGCCACAGATTACAACAGCCTTGGGAGATGGCTCTAAACGATTGCATATCAAACAATGGTCGTTTACTCCTAGAGTTAATAACCAGAGAGTTATGAAGCAGACAATAAATGGGCTTACTCCTGGCCGAGAATATGAGTTGAAGATTTTTGCTTACGATACAAGCCAAGTATCAGATGGTGCTGGTGGAACTATAGAAAACCCTCCAGCATTAGAACTTGTACACGGGAGTACATCTGAATTTGTGGGCGAGGCGTTGACGCCAAGAAATCATAACTTCCCACCATATAATTCGGACAGTGTTACATTTATTGCATCAGCAACCAGCGCCACACTATATGTTTTGAGAGCTGTGAGTGTTGTTAGCGATATCTCATTGAAGGCTACTCAAGTATTAACTGGCTTTGCAGGTAACTACGTAGGTAACTATAGTCGTGACTTTGTTGGTGATTACACAGGTGACTTCTCTCGTGACTTCGCTGGTGAGTACACTGGTAACTACAGTCGTTCGTTCACTGGAGAGTACACCGGAACATTCTCATCGTACTTCACAGGAAACTACACGGGTAATTACTCACGTACGTTTGCTGGTGAGTATACTGGAACGTACACTGGTCCACAGCAAACTGCATATCAGTCTGATGTTGGTGTAGTGAACGGTTTCGGTTCTTCTAACGGCATATACTTCAGTACAGCCACTAATTCTCAATCGGTTAGAGATACCGTTATGAGCGCAATTACTGGAGATACGGCAAAGATTGAGTTCTGTTTTGGACCAAATACATTCTTCAGCATAGAATCGCCGTCACACCTAAACTCCGGTATTCTTCAGACACATAATTATTACTTTAATAATTCTTCTAGTGGATATGGTATTACGTTCTCAAATGGAAATAACCTTATTGTTACTTACGACGGAAGTAAGTCGGTTAATGCACAGGCATATGTTCTTTCTAAATCGTTTGATACCGTTAAGACATATGATGTGAACGGTAACTTACTACAAAGCGTAGAACTAACAAGCAACTTGACATCTAACTTGGTTAATGTCCCAGGCGCAGTTGGTTATGTCGGTAACTACTCACGTGTCCGTGTATCAGCATACTCACGTCTACGTACGTCTGCTTATACTGGCACTTACTCACGTGATCGAGTGTCTACATATGTCGGTGACTTTATTGGTGACTACGCTCGAAACTTTGCTGGTAATTACACACGTTCGTTCGAAGGTAACTATGCAAGATCGTTCGTAGGTAACTATGTCGGTGCAACGGTTTCGGACAGTCTAACAAACGTTACTGAAACATATACATTATATGTGAGGGTTGCATAAGCGCCCTCATTATGATATAATAGTCAAAACGGGTCATTCACGTGGCCCGTTTTATTTGACTACTATATACATTTGAATTGAACTGAACTCTTTGGAGATATTGATGAGTTATAAAAGATGGATGGATAATGCATTCTGGGAAACAGAACAGAAAAACGAATTAAACTGTATCCTAGAACTTGAAGATGATGTCGGTCGTGTTACGCGGCAACAAATGTTTTTACGTCGTTTTGAAAAGAATGGCAATGAAAACGAACTGTTTAATGAAGTAGTTGATGCGCTAGGTGAAGCAAGAATTGATGAGGAAACTGAGGCACGTGTCGTTCGTAAGAAGGCAGAGGCCGAAGAATCTAAGATTCGTGAGGATGAACACAACAAAGCGCGTAAACTAGAAAAACTGTTCAACTACAAACTAGAAGCGTTTGAGGTTGAAGAGATTAAAAACTCTAAGAACCGAAAGTTGAAGGCAAAATTGCGTCGTGCGAAATCTAAGATCGAAGTAGATATGTACTCGATCATGATCTTACAAGACCAACTAGAGGCCGAGACAGATGGAAAAGAGTAAAGGATTTATAATTGTTGCGTCTAAGAATCGCAACTTTTATTTGTATGCAATCAACCTAGCAGAATCGATTCGAGACTACTATGAGGATTGTAAGATCTGTCTAGTGACAGAAGAACGCTTTATTGATGCACGTGGTGAAGATGTTGCGGATGATATTATCTTCTGCGATGACCACTACCGTGCGAAGTTATGGGGTATGGCTAAGTCACCATATGACATAACTATGTACATTGACGCTGATATGGAAGTAGAGCATGAAGATATTGTCAATGTATGGGATGAACTAAAGGACCATGATATGGTCTTTACTGCGTTGACAGACGACCGTAGTTACATCTATGCGGAACGTGACTTTGATACGCCTCAAGGTAAAGCGAAGTTCACATTGTGCGGTGCGGTATGTCTATATGATATGAGCAAACCAATTGTTCGTGAGTTCATGGATGATTGGTGGGACTTAACGTATCGTCAAATGAACGATACTTGGTGGCCAGAAGGGTATGCAGACAGTCTCAAGTCTTGGGACCAGTTCTCACTCTGGTGGCTGACCAACAAAGAAGAAAAGTACAAGGATCTCAAGGTTGGCATTTTTGATGACGACTTGAGATGGAACTATTATAACGCTCTTAACTGGGCGAGAACAAAACCTGAGACAGGACCAGTGATTATTCGTCACTTCTCTGCGGGTTTAAACAAGGATACTCCAATCATATGACACAGGTAAACGATCAATATCTAAAGCACGTGGAAGTTAATAACCCAGAATTGCTTGAGATCCTAGATCAGTATGCAAAACTGCATACGATGGAAGGGTTTAAAGAAAACTGTCATTTGACTGCAGCACAGCAGCTTCGTCAACGTTCGTACTTCGTTGGTGAGAAGTACATGCAACAAGTTGTAAACCAGGGCCCGAGACATGATGGGTTTCCTGAGTCTCTAGTTGCATACAACTTTAAGTTGTCAGATAAGTCTCACCAGATGTTCGAACCAAATGCGGACGCGATTTTCAAGCGCGATATGACACATCACCTACGTGATCTAAACGACAAGATGATGAACTTCTTGTCTGTCAAGCACAATGCACTCGCAGCAGTATACCCGCCAGGCGGCTTTATTTCTTGGCATAATAATGCGAATGCGCCAGGCTTTAATCTAATCTTCTCTTACTCAGAAGACGGCTCTGGTTACTTTGATTACATCCATCCAGAGACTAAAGAAGTCATTCGTTGTCAAGACAAGCCAGGCACTTGGACATGTAAGGCTGCGTACTTTGGTCACTATGACGAACCAGAAAAACTAATGTATCACGCTGCTTCAACCGAAGATTGGCGAGTTACTGTATCATACGTCTTCGATTGGTCAGAAACGTCTGAAGACTTCCGTGAAATGGTTCTAGAAGACATTTCTGCAGAATATTAATTTCTAATTCCCTAAGTTGTATAAATAGAGAAAGACGTTTATACACTTAGGGTCTTTACGACGATGGCGCATTACGAAGATTTTACAATTGATCAAGGTGCAGATCTAGCTCTACAATTAGAACTAGTGAACCCAGATGGATCAACAAAAGATCTTACAGGGTTTTCAGCTGCAGCTAAAATGAAAAAAAACTTCAATAGCCTTGCAGCTGATACTGTTGATTTTACTGCTGCTGTCAATGAACCCCCAACCAGTGGTATAGTTACATTATCCCTTACCAATCTTCAGACTGACGAACTATCCACACGCGGTCGTTATGTTTATGATGTTGAAATCAATTATACCGATAGTGATGGCAACAATATCATAGAGAGAGTACTAGAAGGTAAAATAAAAGTAAACCCTTCAGTGACAAGGTAATAATATGCCTATACGGAAGGTTTCTACATCCGGACCAGATACACTTGTCAAAAAGATTGGTGGTATTCGTACCGGAACAACTAAAGTACGAAGAATTACAGTCGGCCGACCTGTAAGCGGTATTGTACAAAATATCTCTTCAAATATTAAAACATTTGATGGTCTTGGCGATGTCCCAGGCATCGAAGAGTTAAGGTTAGGCGAGATTGGTATTAATACCCAAGATGGTAAATTATACATCAAAAGGGCATATGACGGTGTAGAAACAATCGTCGAGATTGGTGCAGGTGGTTCCGGAAACTTATCTGCAACAACTACATTTAATGCTTACATTTATACGTCAGACGGAACGTTAGAAACAATTACAGGTGCGGATGACACAGGTAATGTATTACAATATGATCCGGACCCAAATACTCCGTCAAGAATTCAGGTATATTTGAACGGTGTCTTACTTCATCAAGGAATAGACTACGTTGCAAATGATGGAGAGAGCATAACTTTAACACACGTTGTCGGTGAAGAGCAAGTCGTTCAAGTAGCCGCATACAACTCTACTGGTGTTTCTCTTAATAATGACCTAATATTAGATGATCACTTTTCATTGACATTAGGTACAAACGAGGAAACTAGATTTTATCATAACGGTACTGATACTATTATTAAGCATATGGGTTTTAATGATAGTCAGTTTAAGATGCAATATCTAAGTGATGATAGATTTATTATGGATGATACAGGTGTCCAGTTACTGGGACAATACAAACTTAACGGCGAGAATGTCGCCAGCCAGTCTGACATCGATCAGATTAATACTAGACTTAACGCTTTGGATAGTGATATTCAAGAAATAAAGTCTATTTTATCACAATTAAATTAGAATTAGTTGTTCGGTTAAACTCGTTTTTAATATAAATAAAAACAGTATATTAACCATCCTTAGTATTCCACGATATGATCAATAATAAGTCCTTTAACAGGGTACTTGCGGAAAGTCTATTCAACCTTGCAAAACAAAAGCAAGAAGAAGTTTCGGCAGTCCCAGGCCAAGAAACTGCGTTATTCGATTATATCGAGGGTACCTCTTCATCAACGAATGATCGAACTGTAATCCCAGAGGCACAATCGATCATTGCCCCTGGCGATACTGCAGTATTCACTTTGAACGGTACCCCATCTCGTGATGACTTAATTGATGTATGGGTGAACGATGTTCTTCAGCATCCTGAAGAGATCTATGAAACCATTGACGATACTATTCAGTTTTTTGAGATCCCTCCGCAAGGAACGGACATCTACATTAAATTTCGTTAGTATATTATTTAAACGTTTAATTCCAATAACACTAACTAGGAGATTACCCTAATGGCATTTAGGCAGATTAAATCCCCAGCATTAGCCGACAAAGCGGTCATCAATACCAAGCTTGACGAAAGCGCGGTACAAGGACAAGCAGAACTACAGGGAATGGTAAACCCTTCAGAATGTTTTACTCTTTTGTATGACGTAAGTTCTGACTCGCTAAAGAAAATCGGTGCTGATGATTTCTTCGCTTCTTTCTCTACAGACGATCTAAGCGAAGGGTCAAACCTTTACTTCACAGACGCTCGTGCAAAGACTGCTGTTGCTCAAGACATCGCTGACGCGGTTGCAACAGAGACATCTCGTGCACAAGCTGCTGAGACTCTACTACAACAAAACATCGACGCAGAAGCAGCGACACGTCTTGCTGCTGACAACGCATTACAAGCTGACATCGACGCAGAAGTTGTTCGTGCAACTGCACGTGAAAATGCAATTGAACTTGCATTCCAAACTGCAGACTCTGCTCTAACAACTCGTATCGACAACATCGTAAGCAACACTGATCCAGCTGCATTGGATTCACTTGCTGAGATCGTTACTGCATTCCAAGACGCAGATGACGTTCTAACTGCATCGACAATCGCTAACTCAACTGCAATCTCTAACGAGGTTACACGTGCAACTACTGCAGAAGCTGATCTACAAACACAGATCACTGCAGAGGTTTCTGCTCGTACTGCAGGTGATACTGCTCTAACTAACGCATTGTCTGCGGAAGAAGCGGCACGTATCGCAGGCGATAACTCGCTAGACGCACGTTTGACTACAGAAGAAGGTAATGTAGATGATCTACAATCAGACCTTGCTGATGAAATCACACGCGCAACATCTGCAGAAGCAGTTCTAACTCAAGATCTTGCTGACGAAGTTACTCGTGCAACAACAGCAGAAGCTGCGAACGCACAGTCAATCCAAGACGAAATCTCTGCACGTGCTATTGCTGACACTGCTGTCCGCACAGACATGACTGCATTGATCAATTCTGGTGACGCGACAACTCTACAGTCAGCGAAGGATCACGATGATCTATTGATCGGTGACGCAACTGTTGACGGTACTACTGGCAACACTGTAACTGACCGCATCGCAACTGCTAAAGCAGAAGCAATCGCAGACGCAGACGCAGATGTTGCGGCAGAGCAGGCTGCTCGCGAGGCTGCAGATTCTGACCTACAAGCAGGTCTAGATGCAGAAATCGCTCGTGCAACTGCTGCAGAATCAACAATCGCTACTGACCTAGCAAACGAAGTAATTCGTGCGACAGGTGTTGAAGCGGGTCTACGTACAGACGTTGATGCTGTTCAGTCACAAGTTACAGATATCTTGGGTGCATCCCCAGAAACTCTAGATACACTAGAAGAGATCGTTGCAGCGTTCCAAGACGCAGATTCAGACATCTCTGCATTAGTATCTTCAAACACTACAGCAATCGCAACTGAAGCATCTACACGCGCAGCTGCGGACACTGCACTACAAAACAACATTGACGCGGAAGCGGCGACTCGTGGTACTGCAGATGCTGGTCTACAAACTCAGATCGATAACATCGAACTAGACTATGTTGCACGTGACTCAGACGTTCTTGCAGCTGCTAAGGCTCACACAGACGTTGAAGCAGACGCGCACCAGGCTGTTGCAATTGCACACGCTGATGCACAAGACACTGCTCTAATCGGTGACGCAACAGTAGATGGTACTGCAGGTAACACTATCACTGCACGTATCGCAACTGCTAAGACAGAAGCAAATGACTTCACTACTGCGCAACTTGCAACTGAAACAGCTGCACGTATCGCTGCGGACGACGCACTTTCTCTACGCACTACTGCACTAGAAGGTGAGATGGACGTTGTTGAAGCATTGGCTGCTCAGAACGAGACAGACATCCGTGCAGAAGAAGTTGCACGTGCTACTGGTGATTCGACTCTACAGTCTAACATCGACTCAGAAGCAACTGCTCGTGCAAACGCAGACACAGTTCTACAGAACAACATCGACGCAGAAACTCTTGCTCGTTCAGGTGCTGACTCAGATCTATCTGCATCAATTGCGGCTGAGATCTCTCGTGCAACTGGCATCGAAGCAGGTCTACGTACAGATGTTAACACAAACACTGCAAGCATTGCAACTAACGCAACTAACTTGGCGAACGAAGTAACACGTGCACAAGCTGCAGAAGCGGCAAACGCACAGTCTATCGCTGACGAAGTTACTCGTGCAACTGCTGCAGAAGCAACTCTACAGACTGCAATCGACACAGAGAAGGCACGTGCCGAAGGTGTTGAGGCAGGTCTACGTACAGACGTTGATGCAAACACTGCAGACATCGCAGGTCTAGATTCAGATCTATCTGCGGAAATCACTCGCGCTACAGCTGCTGAACTAACCCTAACTCAAGATCTAGCGGCAGAGGTAACTCGCGCAACTGGTATCGAGTCAGGTCTACGTACAGACGTTGACGCAGTAACTACACGTGTTGACAACATCATCGGTACTTCACCAGAGACTCTAGACACTCTACAAGAAATCGTTGCTGCATTCGAAGACGCAGACTCAGACCTACAAGCAGTTATCTCTGCTAACTCTGGTCGTTTGACTGTTAACGAAGGCGATATCGATGCACTAGAAATTCGCGCAACTGACCTTGAGTCACGTGCAACTCTAGTCGAAGGTCGTGCAACTGCACTTGAGACAGAGCAATCTGCTCAGGGTGGACGCTTGACTGTCAACGAAGGTGATATCGACGCACTAGAAGCGAAGGTTGGTACTACAACTCTAGCGACTGTTGCAACTACAACTACTGGTGCTATCAACGAACTACATGCTGAACTAGACGGAGAAGTGGCTAAGGTTGCAACTCTTGAGTCAGAGATGGATGCAGTCGAAGGTCGTGCCACTATTCTAGAAGATCGCGTTGACGGTATCGATTCTGATCAGGTTGTTCAGAATACTCGTCTAACTACTAACGAAGCAGACATCGACGCTCTAGAAGCTAAAGTCGGTGACGCAAGTGTTTCTCTAGACACAGTTGCACAAACTCTAGTTGGTGGTATCAACGAAGTACACGGTGAACTAGACGCAGCAGTTGCTCGTATCGACGGTCATGATTCAGACGTATCTTCACTACAGACTCAAATCACTGCGGAAGTTACTCGCGCTACTGGCGAAGAAACACTTATCCGTTCTGAGTTTGCAGCTGCAGACGTTGTTGTTACTAATGCATACATCGCAGCAGACGCAGTTGTTACTGCAAACGCGGCGGCAGATGCTACATCTAAGGCAAACAATGCAGAAGCGGCAGCTAAAACTCACGCCGATAACGTTGTTGCTGCAGAAGCGACTCTACGTGAAAACGCAGACGACGTACTAGACGCGAAGATCGATACAGAGATCAACGCACGTCAAGTTGCTGATAACGCACTAGACACACGCGTAATTGTTGTTGAGACAGAACTGACTGCAACTCAAACTGCAGCTGGTTTCAACGCAGACGGTACTTACGCACAGCCATCAGGCACAAACTACATCGATCTATCTACATCTCTAGCAGATGCAGACGCGAAGTTGGATGCAGCTATTAAAGCAGTTGACAACAGTCGTTCAACTGTAGAGGCATCTCTACAGGCACAGATCGATGCAGAAGAAGCTGCTCGTATCGCTGGTGATTCAGATCTAACTGCATCCCTAGCGGCAGAGGTTGCACGTGCAACAGCTGCAGAGCAAGCAAACGCTACAAACATCGCAACAAACGCAACAGCAATCGCTACTGAATCTTCACGTGCACAGGGCGTTGAGTCATCTCTACAATCACAGATTGACTTCATCACTTCTAACACTGATTCAGCTGCACTAGACTCACTAACAGAAATCGTCACTGCATTCCAGTCAGCAGACGGTACTATGCAGGGTCTAATCACTCAGAACCAGCAGGATATTTCTACTAACGCAACTGCAATCGCTGCAGAAGCAGTCACTCGTGCAGCACAAGATGCATCGATTCGTGCAGAGTTTGCTGCAGTTGATACTGCACTACAGACTCAGATCAATGGTAAGGTATCTAAGTCTGGCGATACTATGTCTGGTGTCCTTAACATGGGCAACAACAAGATCGTTGACGTTGCAAACGGTGTTAACACTAAGGACGCAGTAAACAAAGGTCAGTTGGATGCAGGTCTTGCTGCACAGCACATCTCACAGTTTACTACGGACGACCTAACAGAAGGTTCAAACCTATACTACACAGACGCACGTTCACGCGCTGCATTCTCTGTCACAGACGTAGACGGTGAAGGTGACGTATCGTACGATAGCGCAACTGGTGTTCTATCAGTATCAACTGGTAAGGCATTCGTTGAGTTGGAAGACGTTACTGATTCATCTCTAGGTACTGATAAGGCAGGTTTCGTTGCACGTGTACGTACAGACGGAACTGGTATTGAGCTTGTTGATCCAGCACAGTTACAGTTTAATGACGCACAACGTCAGACACTAAACGGTGACGGTGCGCAGACTGTATTTGCACTAAACTTCGAAGTTGTGGAAGCTAACGCATTCGTATTCGTAGGTGGTGTAATTCAGGATCCATCAACTCACTACTCTATCGACTCAGCTAACCAGCAGATCACATTTACTTCTGCTATCCCAGTTGGTACACAGGCGGTCATCATCGCTCAGTCTACTAACTCAGTTGGTGTCCTAGATCCTAAGTCTGTTGGTGTTGAAACATTTGCTGACAACATCAAGCCAGCAGTACAGAGCAACGACGTACTAGTCGGCACATCTGCTACTGTAGTGTCTTCATTCAACGCTTCTACAACTCGCGCTGCGAAGTTCATCGTAACTGTTGATCTAAACGGCGAGCACGAAGTACGTGAGTGTATGGTTGTCCACGATGGAACTACTGCATACATCAACGAGTTCGGTATTGTATTCACTGGTGCAGCTGTACTAGGTGATACCGACGTACAAATGTCTGCTGGCTCCGTTGAACTAACGTACACTGCAGTATCTGCAGGTGCGGTAGTCAAGGTTGTCAAGACTAGCGTTGACGTATAAGAACTTAACTTAAATCATAATCGGGGGGAGAATCAGTCTCCCCCCATCTTTCAAAGTTTTTCCAAAAGGTAAACAAACATGAGTACAAATAAAAAGTTCAGAGTACAGAACGGACTCGATGTTACTGGTGAGGTAACAGTCGGTGGCGTTACTGTAATTAATGCTGACGGTACCGTTGTTTCCGATGTAAGTGATCAGTTAGTCCCGCTTCAGTCAGATGTTGCGGCATTACAGGCTTCAGTTCAAAATATTATCGGTACGTCACCAGAAACTCTTGATACACTTCAAGAGATTGTCGCAGCCTATGAGGGTGCGGATTCAGATTTACAATTATTAATTGCAACAGCAGTTGCAACAGGTACAGCAAATGCAACAGCAATTGCTGCTAACACATCGTCAGTTTCAGTTCTAGACGCATTTGTTGGTGAAGGTAATACGGAAACACCAAACTTTCAATCAGAAATACTAAGATCAGATTGGACCGCTATTGCTGCGGGTGAATCCAATTATGAATCATCTGGCGGCATGAACCATTCGTTCTTTGAGACTATTACTAAAACAGGAACTCACTCGTTCCGCATGTTGAATGCTGATGGTGGCGGTGACCTTGCAAGATTTGATATTGACACTAGCAGTTTAGTAGTAGGTACACAATACAACCTAGAGGCGACTCTGGTTCCTGTAGATGCGCGTGGTTATGGTGGTTCTCTAAAGATCCAAAGAAAGTCAACTGGTAGTCAGGTAGGTAGTGTATACTTCCCTGAAACAGGTGGTTTTGTCAACAACGGAGGCGATTTTACTTTCCAGAGCGGTATGGAAAATGATCTGGAAGTAGTTTATCGAAACGATGTTAACTCTGCAACTTGGGATCTTAATGACATCGCATTGCGAGAGGTTGGCGCGACTGTCAGTGCACTGGACACAACTGCTCAAACGCTAGCGGAAGCAATTAATGAATTGCACACTGAAGTTCTAACACTTAGCGGTGCAGACACTTCCTTAACAGATTCAATTTCAGCAAATACTACTGCAATCTCTAACGAGGTAACTCGTGCGACTGCTGCAGAACAAGCAAACACCGACGCAATCGTAGTTGAAGCAGCTGCTCGTGCGGCCGCTGACTCAGATCTTTCTGCAAGTATTTCTGCAATCTCATCTGGTGTCAACACTGGTGACCTAACAGTTACTGGTTCAGCAACATTCGAGAGTGGAATCAACGTTGGTTCTAACGGTGGTTCAATCGGTTACGACGACACATCTGAAGACATCCAAATGATGTCAGACGTAGATATGTCTGGTAACTTGATCCACAATCTAGGTGCTCCAGTATCTGCTACAGACGCTGCATCTAAGTCATATGTTGACGGTCGTATCAGCGCTGTTATCGGTGGTTCGGTTGAGTCTCTAGACACAATCAAAGAAGTTGTTGACGCGTTCGAAGGTGCAGACAGTGATTTGCAATCTTTGATCACTGCAAACTCTACATCTGTATCTGCTAACACTACAGCGATCGCTGCAGAGACTACTCGTGCACAAGGTGTCGAGGCGTCACTACAGTCACAGATCACTGCGGCTGCTGATACTTCAGGTCTAGAAGCTGACATACAAGCAAACGAAACTGCAATCGCAACACTAGACGCATTTGTTGGTGAAGGTAACACTGAAGCACCTAATTATCTACCAGCAATAGCATCTAACGGATCTTCTTACCTAGGCAATGTCGGTCCATCTGCTACGCTTACTGGGGTTGGTACACATGGTGTTAATATTGTCCAATCTAATAACAGTTCCTTCTCAGCTGCTGGTTCATATACGTTATCAGGACTAACTGCTGGAACAGAATACAGGTTTGATGTAGATGTGACTGCAGTGAATGCAGGGAATGGCTTGGGTGCTGATGGGATTAATCTTTACATCAATGACGGAAGCAGCAATTCTGTTGGTGGACCAACTACTCTAGAAATGCTTGGCGTTTCTAAGTTTGGTGGTCCAGAGCATCAGTACTTTACACCTACTAGCGATACCGTTACTATTGTTTTCTACGCGCAGAATACAAATTGTGAATGGACTATTGAAAACATGTCTATCACAATAGAAGGAGATTCTCCTGTTGCGCTAGACACCACTGCTCAGACTGTTGCAGGTGCGGTTAACGAACTTGCTGCTGCTGTAGCAGATACTTCAAGTATCACTGCTGCATTCCAAGCTGCAGATTCAGACGTTACTGCTGCATTCACAGCAGCAGATGCGGCGATCACTACTGCATTCCAAGCTGCAGATGCGTCTTTACAGGCACAGATTAGTGCAGGTTCATTTGATGGTTCTGCTATCGATCAGAATCTAGTTCCGTCTGTAACTGATACGTACAGTCTTGGTACAGCTGATAAGGTCTGGAAAGATCTTTACATTGGCCCAGGATCTCTATACCTAAATGGTACTAAGATTCTTGAGGATGATTCTGGTACAATTACCATGAATGCAGACGCAGGTCAAAATCTATCGTTCGGTGCAACCGGCGGTGGTTCGATCGATTTGAATGCAGGTACCGAAAGCATCCAAATGAAGTCAGACATGGTCATGTCTGTTGGTAAGACTATCACAACTGTTGGTGGCGCTGCTACTAAGTTTGGTGGTCCAGTTGACATGCAAGCTTCTAAGATAGAAAATCTTGGTGTTCCAACTTCAGACACAGATGCAGCAACTAAGTCGTATGTAGATACTGCAGTTTCATCAAGCACAGTCTCTGGTGACCGTACATTCGACGCTAATGTTATCGTTGAAGGTAACCTAACTGTTTCAGGCACAACTACTACTGTAAACAGTGAAACTATCTCATTAGCAGATAACATTATTGATCTAAACTCAAACCTAACTAGCGGAACTCCATCAGAGCACGCTGGTATCCGCGTCCTACGTGGAGACGAATCTGCAGTACAGGTTCGTTGGAATGAGACTTCAGATCACTGGGAAGTATATAACGGATCTACATGGACCAAGATCGCACTAGATACAGATGATCTTGCTGAAGGTTCAACTAACCTATACTTTACAGATGCTCGTGCACGTGGTTGTGTATCGGCTGATGATCATTCTTGCATCGACTACGATGAGACAACAGGTAAGTTCTCTCTAGACGTTGCAGAAACTGAAGCTGCTATTACACCAGACAGCGCAAAAGATGCTGATAAGTTAGATGGACAACATGGTTCATTCTACCGTATCAACGTCTATGACGCAAACGGTACGTTAGTAAACTAATCATCTTTTATGTTGATATTAAAGGGAGGCTTCGGTCTCCCTTTTTTTTATTTCAAAAAACGTATAAATAGAGGTATAACAAATTTCGGAAACTGACAATGTATTCTACAAGCAGAGAAGAGTTGATGGATTACTGCCTACGTGCGTTAGGCCATCCAGTAGTTGAAGTCAACATTGATGAAGAACAGCTTGACGATCGTATTGACGAGGCGTTACAGTGGTTCCGTGAAAACCATCCGGACGGTTCTAAACGTTACTATTTAAAGCACCAGATCACTCAGACAGATATCGACAATCAATATGTTGACCTAGATGATAATCTTGATCTTACTGCAGTTGTGCGCATGATTCCTATATCATTTAATACAGCACACTCAGGGTGGTTCAGTGATGCTTGGCAAGTGATGGCATACACAGTCACAGACTTCACGCGAGGTCAAGGGATTCTTGGTGATTTAGCTTACTATGAAGGTATGCAACAGCACTTGTCTCTTCTTGATATGAAATTAGGTGGTGTTCCACAAATCACGTTTGATCGACAGTATAATCGAATCAACTTACATATTTCCAAAACAAAACTAAATGTAGATGATTATATTATTTTCGAAGTATATGGTATCCGAAATCCAGACGATACTGTCAACGAGTATAACTCTCTATGGAATCATCGCTTCCTAAAAGAATACGCAACCGCATTGATCAAGCGTCAGTGGGGTCTTAATCTAATTAAGTTTGACGGTATGGCACTGCCTGGCGGTGTTACCGTTAACGCACGTCTTATCTATGAAGATGCACTAGCAGACATTGAAAGAATTATTGAGCGCTTCCGTATGGACGAAGACGAAGGCCCAATGTTCTTTATGGGGTAAGATATGGCGACCAACCCATATATCAGTTTAAAGAATCGTGGTGAACAGAGTCTTTACGAAGACATTGTTATTGAGGCGATTAAATTTTACGGTCAGGATGTTTACTATCTCCCAAGAGAGGTGGTAGAGCGTGAAGACATTTTTCTAGATGCAATTCAATCACAATTCTCTGACGCATACAAAGTAGAAACCTACATCGAGAACGCAGAAGGGTTTGAAGGTGAAGGCGATCTATTCACTAAGTTTGGTATCGAGTTGCGAGACCAAGCCACGTTTGTTATTGCACGTCGCCGTTGGAGAGAGTTGGTGGGTGATCGTCTAGTTGAAGAACACCAGTTCCGTCCACGTGAAGGCGACCTTATATTTTTACCTTTATCAGAATCTTTGTTTGAAGTAAAGCGTGTCTTTACTGAATCACCATTCTATCAACTATCTCAACTACCATTATTCAGACTACAGTGCGAGTTGTTCGAGTTCTCAGACGAAGATTTCGACACGGGTATCGAGGCAATCGATCAGGTCGAAGAGGAACATGCATTTCAGTACGAGTTGGTTATGGAGGATGGACCAGCTGATCAATATTACACGGTCGGTGAAACAGTTCAGCAAAACTTTGATACATTTACATTAGAAGGCGAAGTAACTGCATTCAATCCAGAAACGCGTTTGTTAAAGATTGCACATACAGGTGGTACAGACGGTAAATATCATGAGTGGGCAACAGATCGAGCGGTCATAGGTGAGAATGCCCAGCTGACTCCAACCTCTCAAGATGAGGGTATCAATGAACTCGATCGTCTCGATCAGAAGACACAGTTCGATGACTTTGCAAATGACTTCCTAGATTTTAGTGAGTCGAATCCGTTTGGAGATATAATATAATGATGGGTGGACATTTTTATCATAAACGAGTAAGGTCATGTGTGGCTTTGTTCGGTTCTATGTTTGATGACTTACATGTTTTAAGAACAAACAGTAATGGAAAGGTTCTGTCTCAGGTTAAAGTTCCTTTGTCGTATGCACCTGCGCGTTCTTTTATTGAACGTCTAGAGGAAATGACACAAGGCGAGCAAGCAGAACGTCGCGTTGCCCTGAAACTTCCTCGCATGTCATTTGAGATCACATCAATTGCTTACGATGCTCAAAGACAGCTACCTAAGATAAATCAATTTTCAGTCACTGGTGATAATCAGCGCGCAAAGAAATATTATGTTGGCGTTCCTTACACGCTGTCGTTTGAATTAAATGTATATGCTCGATCACAAGATGATGCACTTCAAGTGGTCGAACAAATTATACCATACTTCGCACCTCAATATAGTATAACTGTTAAACCTTTTATTGATCAACCAGATATTAAAGAAGATATTCCGATTAGTTTAACAGGGGTTAGTTTTCAGGATGACTACGAAGGTCCAGTAGAACAACGTCGTACCATCATATACACAATGAGTTTTGACATGCGTGTCAATTTTTATGGTCCAGAATATAGCGGTCCAGCTATTCGTGAAGTAAACACCAATCTAAATCTTATAGATAATAATGGATCAGGCTTTGTTGAAAATATTCAAGTGACGCCAGATCCAATTGATGTAAGTCCAGATAGCGACTATGGATTCCAAATCCAAATAAATGATAATGATTTTACGAGTGATTCATAATGTCAGACCGTAGTAAACCGCCAGCATTATTTGACAAAGAGCAAAAAGAAAATTTTGTTCATGAACAAGATTATGAATACTCTCGCGATACTTACTATGATCTAATAGAAAAGGGTCGTGAGTCACTTGATCTCATGATTGAAGTAGCACGCGAGTCTGAGCATCCACGTGCATTTGAAGTATTATCCAATATGATCAAAGGCATTGCAGATGTCAATGATAAATTGATGGATCTTAATAAGAAACAGAAAGAGCTCAAAAAAGAAGATAAACCTGCCGAAACAACTACTAATAACAATCTATTTGTCGGGTCAACGACTGATTTACAGCGTATGCTATTGGGTGATGAAAAAACTATAGACCACGACGACAAAGATGAGTAGTTATACAAAGAACTCCTACTTAGGCAATCCGTTAGTTAAAAAGGATGGTGTCGCAGAAGAATGGGACGCCAAGAAACTGCGTGAGTATAAAAAGTGCATGAAGGATCCTGCATACTTCTGTCGAAAGTATGTTAAAGTAGTGCACCTTGATAAAGGTCTAGTGCCATTTAAACTCTATCCGTATCAGGAGAAGATGTTTCAGCACTTTAACGACAATCGATTCAATATCGTATTGGCTTGTCGTCAGTCGGGTAAGTCGATTAGTTCGGTAGGATACCTTTTATGGTATGCCCTATTCCATCCAGAGAAAACCATCGCAATCCTTGCAAACAAAGGTATGACTGCACGTGAGATGTTGGCGCGTGTCACGCTCATGTTAGAGAATCTACCTTTCTTTCTACAGCCAGGGTGTAAGGCACTGAACAAAGGTTCGCTAGAATTCTCTAATAACTCACGTATTATCGCTGCAGCGACATCCGGATCATCAATTCGTGGTATGTCGGTCAACCTGCTGTTCTTAGATGAGTTTGCATTCGTCGAGAACGCGGCAGAGTTCTATACATCTACCTATCCGGTAATCTCATCGGGTAAGGACACTAAGGTCATCATCACGTCAACCGCCAATGGTATTGGTAACACCTACCATAAAATATGGGAAGGTGCTGTACAAGGTGTAAATGAATATACGCCATTCCGTGTGGATTGGTGGGATGTGCCGGGCCGTGATGACAAATGGAAAGAACAAACAATCGCAAACACTTCAAGTCTGCAGTTTGATCAAGAATTTGGTAACACCTTTTTCGGTACAGGGAATACTCTCATTGAGGGTCAGGTGCTTCTTGATTTAAGGGCTAGAGAACCCATACATCGATATGAAGGTGGAGACTTATGCGTTTATGAAGAACCTAAACAAGACCATCAATATATCATGACTGTGGATGTTTGTCAAGGGCGTGGACAAGATTATTCCACATTTAATATTATTGATGTCACCAATCAACCATTTAGACAAGTGTGTGTATACAGAAATAATAAAATTTCTCCAATATTGTATCCAAATGTAATTTACAAGTACGCAACATTGTATAACGAGGCATATGTTGTAGTAGAAAACAACGATCAAGGAATGGTCGTTTGTGTAGGACTGTATCAAGAGCTTGAATATGAGAACATTCACCTTGAGTCTGCAATCAAATCAGATGCGATTGGTATTCGCATGGACCGTAAAGTAAAGCGCATCGGGTGCTCGTCGATCAAAGACATCATCGAGGCAGGAAAGTTAGAGATTGTCGATGAAAACACTATCATGGAGATCTCTACATTTGTATCTAAAGGTCAGTCATTCGAGGCGAGTGATGGTAACCACGATGACTTAATGATGAATCTTGTAATGTTTGGATACTTTGTAGGTACTCAGTCGTTCGGTGATATGACAGATGTAAATTTAAAACAGATGCTATTCGATCAACGTATGAAAGAGATTGAGGACGATGTTCCTCCGTTTGGTATAATAGATGACGGTAACCCACACATACCTGTAGTTGCGGAAGACGATCCCTACAGTATGGGTTGGGCCAATTATGACCCTGAAGAATGGTAAATATTCTTTTATTATAAATAGATACATTGAAATAATTATACCGTATTATGATAACTTATTATACCTTAACAAAAGGACACTATTATGGCTCTTAAATTTTCTGAGTCACCGGCGGTAACTGTTCGTGAGATTGATCTAACTGGGGTTGTCCCATCGGTCACATCTACCACAGGTGCATTCGTTGGTGATTTTAACTGGGGCCCTGTAAATACACCAGTACTGGTCGGTACCGAATCTGAACTGGCGTCAACTTTCGGGTCTCCTCTAGCGGGAGATGCATACACAGGCGACTTCTTGTCTGTCGCGCATTTTCTAAAATATTCTTCAAGCGCATTCGTTGTACGCGCTGCTAAAACAGGTTCTGCAGCTGCGACTGCTGCACCATTCACTGCAAAATATCCAGGCGAACTAGGTAACTCAGTAGTCGTCGAAGTCTGTGACGCTGCTCACTGGCTTGACACTTCTGACACTCAAGTTCAAGCAACAGATTCAGATGGCAACCCTGTCACAGAAACTGTTCCTGTACTTGACTCAGATGGTAACCCAGTACTTGAGTCAGACGGAACACCTGTCACACAGGAAGTTCCAGTGATGGTAGATGCAAGCACTGATCCGTGGGCATATCAAGGTCTTTTCTCTTCTGCTCCAGTAGGAGATGAACTGCACGTTGTTGTTCTAGTTGCGGGAGAAGTTGTGGATACGTTTGAATACGTCTCAACAGATCCAAACGCAAAACTAGACAACGGTTCAACTAACTACATCGTAGACGTTGTAACAGCAGGTTCATCTTGGGTAGATTTATCAGGCATTCCAACTGCTGGTCAATATCCACTACAAAATGGTGATGATGGAACTACTCCAGAATATGTTGCTGCATACGGCGTATTCGGAGATAAGGACACTATCCAGATCGACTTCTTGGTCCCACCAGCTGGCGGTCAAAGTTCTGCTGTTACAATCCAACAAGAATTGGTAAGTATCGCAGAAGCACGTAAGGATTGTATCGCAGTTGTTTCACCAGCATTCACTGGCGCATTGACTGTAGACGCAATGTTGTCGCATGTAGAATCATTAGCACAAAACTCATCATACCTAGTTGTCGATGGCAACTGGTTGAAGGTCTATGACAAGTTCAACGATAAGTACGAGAACATTCCAGCGGCATCATCAACTGCAGGCATCATGGCTGCAGGTGACGTAACAGACGCACCTTGGTTCTCACCAGCAGGTTCGCGTCGAGGTCAATACTTGGGTGTCACTGACATTCTAGTCAATCCATCTAAGACAGACCGTGATCGTTTATACAAAGCAGGAATCAATCCAATCGTCAGTTTCCCTGGCCAGGGTATCATGCTTTACGGTGACAAGACTCACATGTCTCGCCCGTCTGCATTCGATCGCATCAACGTACGTCGTCTGTTCCTAGTTCTAGAACGTGCAATTTCTGCAGCTGCAGAGAACGTAATGTTCGAACTAAACGATGAGTTTACTCGTGCAGAGTTCGCAAACGTCGTAGAACCATTCCTACGTGAAGTTCAGGGTCGTCGCGGTATCACTGATTTCCGTCTTGTTTGTGACGAAACAAACAACACGCCAGAAGTTATTGATCGCAACGAATTCGTCGCATCTTGCTTCATCAAGCCAGCACGTTCAATCAACTACGTAACTCTAAACTTCGTAGCAGTGAGAACTGGTGTTGAGTTTGAAGAAGTCGTCGGCACAGTATAGGGGGAATAATCATGTCACTAAGAGTAGATGATTTTAAAGCAAAACTAAAGGGTGGCGGTGCACGTCCTAATTTATTCCGTGTAACCCTAAATTTCCCAGCGTATGCCGATGGTAATGCAGAACTAACTTCATTCATGTGCAAAGGCGCACAGTTGCCTGCATCAACAATCAATGCTGTCGAAGTACCATTCCGTGGTCGTCAGTTGAAGATTGCTGGTGACCGTACATTTGAGGATTGGTCAGTTACAGTAATCAACGATACAGGTTTCGAAGTCCGTAACGCAATGGAGCGTTGGATGAATGGAATCAATGGTCACACTGCAAACACGGGTTTCACAAACCCTGTTGCATATCAGGCAGATCTAATTGTAGATCAGCTAGATAAGGATGGTGGCGTATTGAAGACCTACAACTTCCGTGGCGCATTCCCTAACAGCGTTAGCGCAATTGATCTATCGTATGATACTGTCGATACAGTTGAAGAGTTTGAAGTAGCATTTTCTATTCAATATTGGGAGTCAAATACCACTAGTTAATGGTATTATAAGTAAGTTTGATAGGGGGTGGTTAAACACCCCCCATTTTATTATTTGAGGATTATATGGCAGACGACAAGAATATATTTCAAGCATTCGGGTTTGAACTAAAACGTGTTCAAAACAAAAAGGATGAAGATAATAAGACACCGTCAATCGTACCAAAAGTCGATGAAGACGGGGCTGGGTATGTCTCTGCGTCAGGTTCTTACTTTGGTCAGTACATCGATATGGACGGTGGTGCTGCTAAAGACAATTCAGAGCTGATTCGTAAATATCGTGCAATTGCAGAACATCCAGAATGTGATGCTGCCATTGAGGATATTATTAATGAGTCAGTAGTTTCTTCAGAAATGGAGGCATCAGTTAGCATCAATTTAGATAAAGTTGAAGCACCAGAAAAAATCAAGAAAACCATCACCGAAGAATTTGATAATATTCTTTCTATGTTAAATTTTGAGGAACATGGCCATGATATGTTCCGTGGTTGGTATATTGATGGTCGTATGTATCATCACTTAGTCGTAAACGAATCTAACTTAAAAGCAGGCATCCAAGAAATTCGTCCTATTGATGCAACTAAGATTCGTAAAGTTAAAGAGGTAAAATACAAAAAAGATCCAAAAACTGGCGCAAAGTTAGTTGATAAGGTCAATGAGTTTTACATCTTCCAAGAGAAGGGTGGAGCTGCAACTGGTGTGAAATTAACACCGGATTCTGTTTCGTATGTTACTTCAGGACTATTAGATACGTCTAAAAAGCGCGTCCTATCTTACCTGCAAAAAGCAATCAAACCAGTAAACCAGTTACGTATGATGGAAGACTCTTTGGTCATCTATCGTATGGCTCGTGCACCTGAACGTCGAATTTTTTATATCGACGTAGGTAATCTACCAAAGGGTAAAGCAGAGCAACACTTGAAAGACATCATGGCGCGTTATCGTAATAAGATCGTTTATGATGCAAACTCAGGTGAATTAAAAGATGACCGTAAGCATATGTCGATGCTCGAAGACTTTTGGTTGCCGCGTCGTGAAGGTGGACGTGGTACAGAGATTAGTACTTTGCCTGGTGGTGAGAACTTAGGTCAGATCGACGACATCATTTATTTTCAAAAGAAGCTGTATCGTTCTTTGAATGTACCACTAAATCGCCTCGAGCAAGAGTCACAGTTCTCTTTAGGTAGATCTACAGAAATAAATCGCGATGAAGTAAAATTCCAGAAGTTTATTGATCGTCTGCGTAAGAAGTTTTCACATTTGTTCATAGGCGTCCTAAAGAAACAATTAATTTTAAAAGGTGTGTGTACTGAACAAGATTGGGAGTCTTGGAAAAACGAAATACAGGTTGACTATAATAGAGACAACCACTTTGCTGAACTAAAAGATTCAGAACTATTACGTGAGCGTTTAGCTACTATGGATCAAATTTCTAGTTATGTAGGCGAATACTTTTCACGTACATGGGTTATGAAAAACGTCATGATGTTCGACGAGAAAGACATCGAAGAAATGGTGAAAGAAATTAACACTGAGACAGAGGCGTCCGGTGGTGAAACTGAAGATGAATAAAGGGTAAATTTATGAGTGATTTAGATAATACATTAGACCAAGAAGAAGTTGTAGATCAAGAAGTTGCAGCAGAAACCGAAGAGGATACACTTGACCCTCTTCGCAGTTTTGTTGATGCACTTCAAGGTGGTAACTTCAATAGCGCAGAAACCATGTTTAATGACATTTTGGGTAACAAGGTGCAGGACGCATTGGATGCTGAAAAGATTGCGGTCGCAGATGAGATCTTCAACGGCGTTGAGCCAGTTGAGTTTGATGATGAGGAAGAGGTCGAGGATGATGTTACTTCCGAAGTCGAATATGGATCTGAGGCTGAAGAGTTTGGCTCAGCTGAGTCTGAAGAGACTGAAGAAGAGGTCTAATAACAAAAAGTTTCATTTAAAAAACTTTTTTGTATAAATACCTTCTAAAGGAGACTAAACGTGAAAACTTTTAGGGAGTTACGAGAGGCAAAGGACAAGGTAGTCTTCAAAAAGAAGATGTCTGGTTATCCTGTCGTAATCACAAAAACGAATAAAGGTTTTCACCTAAGTATCGATGGTGATTCTGTCGATACATTCAAGTCGCAGAAAGAAGCGGAATCAACCGCAAAACAAGTCCTAAAGGACTTAGGAAAATAAAATGAAACTGATTAGCGAATACGTAGAAAACGACATCGAGTGCATCGTTGAAGCCAAAGAGAATGGCGAGAAAAACTATGTGATTGAAGGTGTATTCGCGCAAGCAGACAAAAAGAATCGCAATGGGCGTGTATACCCTAAACCAATTATGGAGAAGGCTGTAAATACGTACGTTGAAACACAGGTTAGCAAAAAACGCGCTGTCGGTGAGTTGAATCACCCAGAGGGTCCAACTGTTAACCTTGATAAAGTTTCCCACCTTATTACTGACTTAAAACTTGAAGGCAATGATGTGGTTGGAAAGGCACAAATTTTGGATACCCCAATGGGTAAGATTGTGAAAGGTCTCTTAGAGGGCGGTGTTCAATTAGGTGTGTCAACTCGTGGAATGGGAAGTCTTGAGAGTAGAAATGGCGTAATGTACGTCAAAGAAGACTTTATTCTTAATACGGTAGATATCGTACAAGATCCAAGTGCACCGGATGCTTTCGTTAATGGGATTATGGAAGGTGTTGATTGGGTCTGGAATAATGGTATTCTGGAACCTCAAGTCATTGAAGATATAGAGACTGAAATTAAGCAAGCACCTATCGCACATCAACCTGAAGTGCAGATTCGTGAGTTCAAGAATTTCCTCTCGTTAATCAAATCTAAACTATAAGGAGTCACTATGACTGATTTAAATCAAGTAGAAAGTGAAATCCGCGATCTAGATGTTGAAACAAACGAAGTCGTGGAGGAAACTCTCGAAGAAGCAAAAGCTCCTGTTGCTAAGGGCGATGCAAAGGTAAGTCAACCAGTTGATGAGCCAGAGTCAATCGCTACTGTAGACAAGGCGGCAAAGAGCACTTCAAAGACTGCCCCACCTAAAACAAAGGCAGGCATGGTTAACGCTATGTACAAAGCTGCTTCTAAGATGAAGAAAGCAGAATTGACTGACGCATTTAACAAGATGTTCGAAGGAACAGATCTTGTTGATGATCTTGAAGCTGCTGATACAAACGCAGAACTAGCTGCAATTGTTGAAGGCGAAGCAACACTATCAGAAGAGTTCAAGGAGAAGACTTCGGTCATCTTCGAGGCTGCGGTTAAGTCTAAGCTTTCTGAAGAAGTATCTCGCCTAGAAGAGCAGTATGCTGAAGAGCTTGCTGAAGAAGTCGAGTCGATCAAAACTGACCTAGTTGGTAAGGTTGATTCATATCTTAACTATGTAGTTGAATCTTGGATGGAAGAAAACAAGTTAGCGATCCAGAACGGTCTTCGTACTGAAATCGCTGAGAACTTCATGAACGGAATGCGTGACCTATTCGTAGAGTCTTACGTTGAAGTTCCAGAGTCCAAGGTAGACCTAGTTGATGAACTAGCAGAACAAGTAAATGAGTTAGAAGAAAAGCTAAACTCAACTACTGGTGATGCAATCTCACTTGCTGAGGAACTAGAAACTTACAAGCGTAACACAATTATCGCTGAAGCTTCTCGTGACCTAGCAGACACTCAAGCTGAGAAGCTACGTGAACTTGTAGAGACTGTTGACTTCGAGAACGAAGAGTCGTTCGCTAAGAAGATTAATACTGTCAAGGAATCATACTTCTCGAAAGAAATTCCAGAGCAGATTGAAGAGTCAGTTTCAGAAGAAGCTGAAGAAGAAGTAGAAGTATCATCATCGATGAATAACTACTTGAGTGCTCTACGTAAAACCTCTAAGAAATAAGGAATCTAACAATGAACAATTCATTCGATCAATTGATTGAGAAGTGGGCACCAGTTCTAAACGAAGAATCTGCTGGTCAAATCACTGATCATCACCGTAAGGCAGTTACTGCTGCTATCCTAGAAAACCAAGAGCGTGCAATGACTGAAGAGCGTGCTGCAATGGGTGGTTTTCTAACAGAAACTGGTCCAACTAATAGCGTTGCTGGTGGCCAGGTATCAAACTGGGATCCAATCCTAATCTCACTAGTACGTCGTGCAATGCCAAACCTAATGGCATATGACCTATGTGGTGTCCAGCCAATGTCTGGTCCAACTGGTCTAATCTTCGCGATGAAGTCAAACTACCAGCCATCTGGTACAGAGGCACTAGGTCTAGACGAAGCAGAAACTGCATTCTCTGGTGACGCTGGTACTCTAGGTCAGGACGTTGACGGTTCAGGCATGTCTGGATTCGATTCAGCAGGCGGTCGTGTTGTTGACGCAGTCGGTCGTCCAATGTCTACAGAAAAGGCAGAAGGTCTAGGTCGTGATACAGGCTCTTTCCAAGAGATGGGCTTCACGATCGAGAAGACAGCCGTCACTGCAAAGTCACGTGCACTAAAGGCTGAGTACTCTCTAGAACTAGCGCAGGACTTGAAGGCAATTCACGGTCTTGACGCTGAGACAGAACTAGCAAACATTCTGTCTACAGAAATCCTAGCAGAGATCAACCGTGAAATCGTACGTTCAATCAACTTCCAAGCTAAGTTGGGTGTACAGACTTCTAACGTTGCGCTACCAGGCGTATTCGACCTATCAACAGATGCTGATGGTCGTTGGTCTGCTGAGAAGTTCAAGGGTCTTGCAATGCAGATCGAACGCGAAGCAAACGTAATTGCAAAAGAAACACGTCGTGGTAAGGGTAACATCATCGTATGTTCATCTGACGTTGCGACTGCTCTTGCAGCTTCTGGTCAGCTAGACTACACGCCAGGCGCTGGCATGAACATCGACGACACTGGTAACACATTCGCTGGTACTCTAAACGGTCGTCTACGTGTATTCATCGATCCATATGCAACTACCAACTACTGTACAGTAGGTTATAAGGGTACTAACCCATATGACGCAGGTATGTTCTACTGCCCATACGTACCACTACAGATGGTCAAGGCAGTTGGCGAGAATGACTTCCAGCCACGTATCGGGTTCAAGACTCGTTATGGCATGGCTGCGAACCCATTCGTAGGCGCTCTAGATGGTTCTTCACGCGACATCGATGCAACTGCTGGTACTAACCAGTACTACCGCATCTTCCGCGTAGACAACATCCTAGCATAATAAAAAGAACTAGTTCACTAGTCATTTTAGGGGAGTCTTCGGGCTCCCTTTTTTTATAAATAATAATCCGTTCATCTATATTCACAATATAGACGGAAGTAGTCTTTAGACGAAGGAACGCATCTTCGTTCATCTCGAAAGAGACGGAAGTAGGTGATTTTACCGAAGGAACGCATCTAACTTTTAACTAAGGAGGATGTTATGGCTACATACTATAGAGGTGTTAAAATTCAAAACAAAGTCGTCGAGAAAAGATCTCCACAATTATCGGGTCTTTATCGCGGCGTGTCTTGGACAAGTAAAGACCTAGAACAGTCACCTAAAGCTTCAGGTGAAAGAGTTTATCGTGGCGTAAAGTGGACTGTCTAATATAGAAAGGAATGGAAGGGACTCAACAGAGTCCCTTTTTTATGCGTATAAATAAAGGGATATAGAGGACTTATCATGAGTTTAACAGACAACAAGAATTTTTTGCAACCAACGGGTTTTCGCGTTGTAATCGAGCGCGATCAGTACGCAAATCTTGAGTTCTTTTCCCAGTCGGTCACACACCCAGGCTCTACAGTAAATGCTGTGGAATTAGGTATTCCTAGAATACAAGGGTTGCCTCTGTCGGGTGACACTATCAACTACGGTGACTTAACGCTAAATTTGATACTTGATGAAGACTTATCCGCGTACAAAGAAATGCAAGCTTGGTTGGAAGAGTGTGTGTACAAGAAAGGTGAGACCGTAAACCACGACGTGACAGTTATCATTCTGAACAGCCATAACAATTCGTGCGGTAAGATTCGTTACAAGAATGCAATTCCAACACAGTTGGGGTCAGTTGAACTTACATCGACTATTGGTGATGTCGCGTACATCTCTTTTGACGTGACATTTAGATTTACTGAGTTTGAATTTATTTAAGGAGATATTATG